GCTCGTTTTGCATCAATCAATTTAAATGATTATTTTTTAGCTAGTTTAATTGAAACAGACAAAGCAAAAGAAATGATGAATGAGAGATCATATTTAGATAATTTTAGAGGTAACAAAGATGATTAGAGAAGATTTTTATATCGCTAATTTTAATTTAGAGATAAATGATAATATTGCAAAATCAGTCTCTAAAATAGACGATAAAATATGCGATATTTGGAAAATAAATAAACAAGATATTATAGATGTAATTAATTTTAAAGAAAAACTAATAAAGTATTTAGAAGAAAAGATAAAAGAATGTAAAAATACAATAGAATTATTAGAAGGGACTAATAGTCACAGAATATCTATATTACAAGTTCAAATTAAATCTTATGTAGATTTATTAGAAAGAGTAAAGATTGATAATTATGAAAGCTAAATATAGATTTAAAAAATTAGGATTTAATTTAATAGATATTGGTTTTCATAATATAATCCATTATGAAAAAATACTAGATAAAGAAAAAGATTGGAGATTAATTGTCGAATTTGTTTTGAACTCTTATTACGTATCTTTAGCAAGTAAATTTGGTAAATTTAATTATGGTGCATTTAATTTTTTAGATAAAAAATTAATTAAAGCGATAGAAAAACAATTAAAGGAGATAACAAATGAAAATAAATAGAAAAATTGTAGAAAATCATTTAGGTAAACGAGTAAAAATAAAACTTTTTAATGGCGTTATATGTGAGGGAGAATTGCATAAAACAGGAGAAGAAAGGTTTAGAGGTAACAACAATTTATATATACCCCAAAATTATTATTTTACTTATAATCCTCACAACAATTGGATATTTAGGAGTTCTCATATTGTAAGTATAAAGGAGAGTGAATGAGATGCTATTGCCTAAAATAAAAGAATTTACTAAAGAAGAATTATTGAAACAGTTTGAAATGAGTGAAATAGATATAGACTTCTTATGTGAATATATAGCTAAAAGAGATAAAGTATATAATAGATTAATTGATGAACTTAATTTTAAAAATTCTGGATTCCGTGAAATAAAAGAATTTGTCTATAAAAACAGTATACCAAAATATTTATTGTCAAACCCTCCTAAAGAAACGTTAGATTTTGAAGGAGATATAACTGATATTTTAAAAATAATAGATAAATATATGAAAGAAGATTAAATATGAAAAAGATATGTAGAACAATTGAATTAATTAAGTATAAATGTGAATTTAATGAAGAATCTATTTCAAAATGGGAAAATCACGAATTTATAGTATGTTTTAGTAACAATAAATGGTGTATGGCTTGTGATAAATACGATTTGAGGAAAATGCTAGAAAGAGACCATATAAATCATATTATGTATATATTTGATGCGACTAACAGAATAATTATTAACAGAGATGTATTGATAAATACTGATGACTTAGAAAGAAGATGACTAATTGAAAGGATTACAAAAAGATTATTACATATTAAGAATATTAAACTTATATCACGTGCACTTATTGAATGGAATATTAACCTTATATGGACCAGTTAAAATGGAGCACTTCATAGCATTAAAAAATCAAATAAAAATCAATAACTTAGATATTAAAGATATTATAGTTAAGTAGGGAAAGTATATTAAAGAATGGAGGAAAATATGGTAGAGCATTTAACCATTAGACAGATAAAAAAAGAATTAAGAGATTTATATGATGAATTAGATTTATATTTAAAGAAAAAGAAGATTAATTATTATAAAACACAGCCAAAAGGAACAGATTATAATAAAATAATGGTTAGTAGTTCTCATTCAAGTTTTGATAGATTTGCACATTATGTAATAAAAGATGAAGAATTAGATATAAAAATAGTATCATTATTAGAATCAATTAATGCTTATGAGGAAATAATTATAAAAAGAATAAAGAGCATAGCACTTGCAAATGAAGGATATGCTAAAGTAATTACATTGAGAGAAGACGAAAAATATGCAAGAGAGCACAAAGGAAAACCAAGACCATGGAATTTAATAGGGGAAGCAGCAGGGTATGACGAAAAACAATGTCGTAGAATATGGCAAGATTACTTAAATAGCTAAAATGTCCGTTCAATGTCCGTCTTTATATGCTAAAATGGTATCATGGAATAATTATAAGTTCCAGTATTGAGATACAAAGTTCTAGTTGTATCTTTTTTATGCTTGTCGTCCAATTGGTTAGGGCACTGGTCTTATACACCAGTTATCTAGGTTCAAGTCCTGGCGAGCATACCAATTATTAAATATATTAGGTTTTAATTTGATGCAGAAACGCTGGAAGCCACTGCTAACTCAATAACACAATGAGATTAATAATAAATTATGTAAAACTATCGGTGTGTATAAAATGTTCGAGGTATACCCATTATTATACGAATGTTATCCTAATTTTTTTATTTGAGAGTACAAGAACCCCAAAATCTAATTTATTGATATAACTCATTTATACTAAGATATAAATTTCCATAGCTTGTACTCTGAAATAAGGATTATAAAAGAAAGGAAGTGAGTGTGTGGCTAAAATAGATAATAAAAAGGTAGCAGAAGTTATAGCTAGCTATGCAGTCACAGGTAGTTATAATGCGACAGCTAAAGAATTAGGCATATCAGATAAGACAGTTAAAAAGATAATACTAGAAAATCCGAAGAAGTACGAAGAAAAAAAAGAATCATTTATACAGAAAGCTGATAGGATAATTGACAAGGCTATGAACAAATTAGAAAAGAAAATAGATAAAGAAGATGTAGCAGCAAGTCAATTAACGACAGTAATAGGTACGTTAGTAGATAAGAAAAGATTGGTAGCTGGAGAATCTACAAATAATGATACTATAACAATTAAAATGTCAGATGAAATAAAGGAATTAAGCAAATGACATTCAATATTGGAGAGTTATATCCTAAACAAATAGAATTTTGCAAAGCCACTAATAAGTATATATGTTATGGTGGTGCTCGTGGTGGAGGTAAATCTCACGTATCAAGAATTAAGATGTGTTTACTAGCTTTAAATTATCCAGGTATACAAATATTACTTTTAAGAAGAACTTTGAAAGAGTTAAGAGAGAATCATGTATTACAACTTCAAAAGTTATTAAAAGGTATAGCAACTTTTAAAGAAAGCACAAAAGAATTCATATTTCCTAATGGCTCAAGAATAGTTTTAGGATATTGCGATAATGAAAAAGATGTATTGCAGTATCAAGGACAAGCATATGAAGTTATAGTTTTAGAAGAAGCAACACACTTTACAGAATTTCAATTTCAAACCCTTACAGAAAGTAATCGTATGAGCGGTAATATGAAGTGTGAATTTAACCCTAGAATGTACTTTACTTGTAATCCTGGCGGAGTAGGACATGCTTGGGTAAAAAGACTATTCATAGATAGAGATTATACAGCGACAGAAAATTCTGAAGATTATATATTTATACCAGCACAAGTATTTGAAAATAAATATATAATGGAACACGACCCTGCATATGTTAAAGTACTTGAGAATTTACCTGAAGATAGAAAACAAGCAATGCTATATGGTAATTGGGATGTATTTGACGGGCAATTTTTTAGAGAATTTAATAGAAGAATACATGTAATAGAACCATTTGTAATTCCTGAAACTTGGGATAGATATATAGCTATGGACTACGGACTAGATATGTTCGCAGTTCTTTTTGTTGCAGTAGATAGTAAAGGCAAAGCTTATGTATATAATGAGATACACAAATCAAACTTAATTGTTAGTGAAGCAAGGCAAGTATTAAAAAGTATGATGAGACATTATAAGTATAAATATAAATATGCTCCACCTGATTTATGGAATCGAAATAGAGACACTGGTAAAAGTACAGCAGAATTATTTTATGAAGGTGGCATTGATTTAACAAAAGTAAGCAATAATCGTGAATCGGGTTGGTTAAATGTAAAAGAGTGGTTAAAAATTAAGAAAATAAGGCATGAACAAATTGGAGAGTTAATAGAAGATAGTGATTTAAAAATATTTAATAATTGCTTAAATCTTATTAAGTACTTACCTCAGTTACAACATGATGAGAAGAATCCAAATGACTGTGCTACTGAGCCTCACGAACCAACACACATTACAGATGCTTTAAGATATTTTTGTGTGAATCATATATCACCAAGTCGAGAAGTAAAAAATAAAGAAACAAGTTTTGATAATTTCTTTAAAGTAGAAGAAAAATATCAAGACTGGGGAGAGGAGATAATAGTAATATGAAAAAGAAAAGATATAGAGAATTACAAAAGCTTAGAGAGAAAGGCTTACAAGATAATAATAAGCTTATCAAAAAAAATAAGAAAAGAAGTTATCAAAAAGGATAAGAAGAAATGATAGATGTTGCAATATTGTGTGCCACTTTTGGTATTTTTATTTTAGTTTCTTTTATCAAAGGTATTCAAATTGGCATTAAGTTGAGAAAAGATGAACCAATTGAAGTGCAAAGCCCTATTACTTATGTAAAAGAAAAAATACAAGAAAACAAGGATAATAAAATAATTGAAAAAGAACAAGAAATAACACAAACAAATCTTGATAATATTGATAATTATGATGGAAGTAGTATAGGGCAAAAAGATATACCTAGATAGGAGGTAGAATATGAATATAGAAAATTTACAAGAAACAGATACTTGGACACTTTATCAAAAATGTGTTAATTTTATGAATAGAAGAAATATTTATTCAGATACTGATTTAAATAATCGCATGTATAATGGCGACCAATGGGCGGGGCTAAAAGTAGAAGGTGTTGAAAAAGTACAACATAACTTTATAAAACCTATTGTTAAGCATAAAGTATCAACAATTACTTCTAATTTATTTGCTATTAATTATAGTCCAGAGAATATTGAAAATGTAGAATTTATTGAGCCAGCACAGAAGTTATGTGATTTATTAAATAAAAAAGCATCTAAAGTTTGGGATAAAGACTTTATGGATTTAAAAGTTAAGAAGTGGGCAAAACAATCAGCTATAAATGATGAAGCTATTGCTTATGTAACTTATGATAATAATAGTGATAACCCAATAAATGAAATTATTTCAAAGAATGATATTATGTATGGTAATGAGAATGAAGAAGAAATTCAATTACAACCCTACATATTAATTCGTCAAAGAAAGACTATTATTGAACTACAAGAAATGGCAAGAAAAGAGCTTATAGATGAAGAATTAGTTAAAAATATAGTAACGGATAATGATACATCTACGGTGGCAGGAGATAGTGGTAAGGACGAGCTCGAAGAAAAATGTTGGTTAATTACAAAACTATATCGTAAAAATGGTACCATCCATTTTACGCAAGCTACTAAGTATTGCGATATCAAAAAAGAAAGAGATACAGGACTTACACTTTATCCAGTGGCACATTTTAATTGGGACGACCAAGAAGGTAATGCACGTGGCATAGGAGAAGTAAGACAATTAATACCTAATCAATTAGAAACAAATAAAACAGCTATGAGAAGAGCCATAACAATTAAGAATATAGCTTATCCTCAAAAAATTGCTAATGTATCTAGAATAAAAAACAAAAATGCTATAAATAAAGTAGGAGCATTAATAGAATTTGAAGACACTAATGGTATGGTAAAAGCAAATGACGTCTTTAGCAATACACAAGTTACTCAAATGAGTACTGATAGCGAAAAGTTCCAAAATGAACTCATTACTTTGTCTAAAGATTTAAATAACGCAGGAGATGCTACAACAGGAAATATTAATCCAGAAAGCGCAAGTGGTAAAGCTATTCTTGCTGTCCAAAATGCCCAGAACCAACCATTAAACGACCAAATGGTAGGTTTAAAATCGTTCATAGAAGATATAGCAAGAATATGGTTTCAAATGTGGCAAGTGTATAGTGATGGATTAGTGATACAAGATGAAGTACCAGACCAAATGACTGGAGAATTAGTACCTCAACTAATACAAGTTCCAAGTTATATATTAGAAGCTTTAAGTACTAGTGTTAAAGTTGATATTACACCTCGTGGCTCATTCGATAAATATGCTCAAGAATTATCACTTGAAAATCTATTCACACAAGGAAAAATTACATTTGAAGAGTATGTAGAGAGTTTAGATAGTGATAGTGTGATGCCTAAGACAAAACTAGAAAATATAGTTAAAAAACGAAAAGAAGCACAAGAGAAAATTGATGTTTTAGAGCAACAAGCAATGCAAATGAAATTAGAGTCAGAACAAAGTATGGCTAATCAAATGGATATTGATAGTATAGCTAATCAAGGCTATCAAATGATTAATGAAGCAACGCAAAAAGAAATGTAGTTGTTTTTATTTTGTCCAAAGCTAATGACGACATGAAAAGCATTTAGGAATAGTGAAGCAAACACTTTAAAAATAGGAGGAGAAAAAAATGTTTGATGAAAACGAAAATGTAGCTTTAGAAGCTAATGAAAATGTTGAAGCTGAAACAACAGAAGAAATCCAGGAAGGTATAGAGTTAACTGATACCACCGAAGTAGAGGATTCTAATGAAGAAACTATTGAAGAAACAGAAGAAGAACAACCAAAAGGTAGATTTGTTACCGATAATGAACTTAATGACTTAGTAGACAGACGTGTTGCACGTAAAATGCGCAAGCTTGAAAAAGAAAACGCAAATAATATGTCTACTTATAAAGATACTGAAAATGTACTTAAAAGTGCATTAGGTGCTAGTGATATTAACGAAGCTAATCAAAAGTTAAGAGAATATTATGAAGAACAAGGTATAAAACTGCCTGAACCTTATAAACCAGGACTAAGTGAACATCAATTAGAAGTATTAGCTAAAGATGAAGCCAATAATTTTATTGAAGAAGGACATGAAGCGATGGTAGAAGAAGCTAATCGTTTAGCCAACATAGGGTATCAAAATTTAAATGAAAGTGAACGCATTATTTTTAATACTTTAGCTGAAAAGTTAACAGAAGAAAAAAATAAGAGTGAACTTAAAAGTTTAGGTGCAAAAGAAGAACTACTTTCTGATAAGTCATTCAATGATTTTAGAAAAATGTTTAATTCAAATGTACCTATCAAAGATATATACGAAATGTATAGTAAAAATAAACCTAAGCCAAAGGTTGAAAATCCAGGAAGTATGAAGAATGCTGAACCGAACAAAACTAAAGATTATTATACTGAAGAAGAAATAAGTAAACTTACTCCTGAAGAGTTAGATAATCCTAAAGTTTGGGAAGCAGTAAGAAAATCAATGACAATGAAAAGATAACTTTATAATTCCTGATTAAATGAAAGGAATGATAAATATGGCAATTACACATTTCCAACGTACAGTTTGGAGTAAATCTATTGAAAAATCATTAAAGAAAATTACATCTTTAAGAAACCATTGTAGTTTTAAACACGATAATGAAACTACTAACGCAAAAGAAATTAAAATCTTAAACGTAGTAGCACCTGAAGTAAGAACTTATGTGCCAGGTCAATCAATCACAAGAGATGCAGCTGCAGACGGAAGTATGATTTTAAAAATTGACCAATTCAAATATTTCAATTTTGAAGTAGATGACGTTGATAAAGCACAAAGTCAAGATGGTTTAATGGAAGCATTAACTGATGAAGCTTCACGTGCATTATCTTTAGAAGGAGATAAATATGTAGCTTCATTAGTAAAAGCTGGTGTAGAAGATAACACAATTGAATCAAGTAAATCGGTTGTAACTTTAACTAAAGCTAATGCTATAAGAACTGTTGAAGATGGTTTTGCTACCTTATATAGCAAGAATGTTCCTATTAACAGTACATTCTACTTTGAAGTAGCACCTATGAACTTCACAATTTATAGAGAAGCTTTAACAGAGTTATCTACAAATAACCCTGAAATTTTAAAGAAAGGTGCTGTAGGTAAAATCAATAATGCTTATGTATGTATTGAAAATCTTTTACCTAAAGATGAAGCTTCTGTTTATAATATCTTAAGAACTGATAAAGCAATCGACTTTGTTGAACAAATTGATAAAGTAGAAGCTTATCGTCCACAAGATGCATTCTCAGATGCGTTAAAAGGTTTATACTGCTTTGGAGCTTTAGTAACTAGAGCAGATGAAATCTATGTAATTAAAACTGCAATATAATCAATAGATATGAGAGCAATAGCTCTCTTTTTTCGAGTGTGTAGACTTAAAAATGGTGCAATTCCATTTCTCTCGACCAAAGAAGGAGGACTTAATATGAATAATGAATTATTTACAATGCAACCTAGTTTAAAACAATACTACGGAAGAACAATAACTAAAGAAACTGAGTTTGACGAATATAATGATGATAAAACTATACATCAAACATTGAAAGATTTAAAACTTATTACTGAAATAAATAAAGAAACTGAGTTTAATGGCATTAAATCAACAGAAAAGTCAGTACTTACTCAAGAATTAACAGAAGGAACTGTACTGATATGGCAAGAAAATCAAGGGTATATTATTCCAGTTCAAAAATTTTATAAAATTAAGGACTTAGAAGAAGAAATACAAGAAGTAAGAAGGATATATAAAGATAATACTGATATGAATAAAGAGGTGTAATTATGACACTAAAAGAAATGAAAATAAAGACATTTAGTCTTATAGAAGAATATTATCCTGATAAAAAAGATTTAGCGGAAGATTCAGATGTTTTAAATAAAATAAATGGTGTTGTTAATTCAATACAACTAGATTTAATGAAATATCGTAAACTTAATTCTTCATACGAAGTAGAAATAACTAAAGAAGATAGTAAAATTATTAATTTAAAAGAATTATTAGATGATTTATACCAATTAAATAAAATAGTATTTGATAAAGATGTAGAATATGAAATGCCTAATGACGAAACTATAATTTTACCCAGTGATTACGAAGGAACATTTACTATTTATTATTTTAAATATCCTGAGTTATTAGAAATAATATTTGAAGGAACAGAAGAGGAACAAGAAATAGAAAGACTAGAACAAGACGAAGATTATGAATTTGAATTAGACGCTGATGTATTAGAAGTAATGCCTTACGGAATCGCCGCCGACCTTTTAAAAATGGATATGATAAGTAATTATGGAAAATATTTTGATGAAAGATATAGAGAACTTAAAAACTCAATAGACCCAAGAAGAAATAGTGCATCTGTTATGATAAGTGGAGGAATTGATATATAATGTCTAGTCTTACAGATTTAATAACAAGAAACTATAATAATTTTCGTGGTGTAGATTTTTCTAATAATAATGTTTCATTTTCAAGAAGCCCTGATTTACTTAATATGTGGAGAGATTATCAAGATTCAGATTGTATTCAAACAAGACCTGGAATGAAACTATTAAATACATTTAATAATAAAATTCTAGGTTTATTTTTTTATGTAAAAGATGATATGCAACATGTTTTAGTACACGTTGGACCAAAGCTATTAAAATGGGATAATTATCCGAGTACGCCTGCAGAAACACAAGAATTATATACTTCTATGAATATAAAAGAGAGCAGAAGTTTTGTATTTGATAATATTTTGTTTATTATGGACGGAATAAACTATTTGGAATACGATGGAGAAACATTGAAAAAGGTTGAAGGAACAATTCCAATGACTTCTTACTATAAAAATCCAGACGGTTCAACAAGCATAGATGAAGAAACAGACAGAGACTTAGTATATCAACCTATTAATTGTCTTACATCTTTAAGAAAAAATGCTTTTTTTGGAGATGGTAAAAGTGATAAATACCAATTAGATGCACAAGAATTAGATAGTGCTTCTAAATACTTAATGGAAGCTATGATAAATAATGTTAAAAAAATTGAAAATGTAGATTTTACAGTTGATAGAGAAAAAGGTATAGTTACATTTAATGAAATACCAGAAAAAGATAGTGAAGTTGTAATAACTTATTCTAAAACTGGTAAAGACTATTTGAATAGAATACTTAATTGTACTTTATTATGTGAATTCGATAATAGAATATTTTTTAGTGGTAATCCTAATTATCCGAATAGTGTATTCCACTCAGAACTAAATGACCCACGATATGTAAGAGATACAGCATACTATGAGTGTGGTTTAAATCTAGCGCAGGTAAAAGCAATAATACCAGGCAATAATGTCCTGTGGGTTTTAAAAGATTTAGAACAAAATTCAAGCAGTCTATATTACTTAACACCCACACTGGATTCAACTTATAATAAGATTTATCCTTCAGTAAATGGTTCGATTAGCCTAGGTTGTGTGTCTTGTGGCATAAACTTTAATGATGATATAGTTTTCTTCTCAAATAAAGGACTTGAGGGTATTTCTAATAGCTCATTATATAGCGAACAAATACTTCAACATAGAAGTAGTTTAGTAGACCCAAAGATGATATCAGAACTTGGATACAAAGATGTCAAACTAGCAGAATACAAAGGATATTTATTATGTTTAATTAATTCTCATATATATTTAGCAGATAGTCGTAAAAAGTTTCAAAATAACTCAAACGATATAGAATATGAATGGTTTTACTGGAAATTACCATTTAATATAACATTTATAAAAGAATATAGAGGAAATTTATATTTAGGCAATGAAGAAGGGCAATTATTTATATTAGATGGCAATGTAGATGATAGTAAAGATATAAATAGTCATTTTACAACTTGCAAAGATAATTTTGGATACCAAGGATATACTAAAACCACTAATAAAAGAGGCAACGTAGTAGATTTTAAATGTATGAATAATGATAATATTAAAATAGATACTATTGTAGATAGTATAACGAAAGAAAAGACAACATTATCAGATAAAAATGAGATAGTACCATTTCGTATTAAAGATAAAAAGTTTAAAGAAATTCAAGTTAGATTTAGTTCAAATAAACCATTTGGACTTTTTTCATGTACAATGCAAGGTTTTGTAGCAGGTTACATTAAAAAATAGAAAGGAAGTATAAAAATGGATGATGAAAGATTAGCAAAAATCGAACAAGAAAAGCAAAACGCACTTAATCAAAGTAATAATACTTATAACGACTTATTACAAGGTAATCAAGACATATATAATCAACAACAAGAATATGCCAATAAATATGAACAAACTCAAAACGAAGCTTTAGACAAACAATTAGCTTTTAATGAGCAAAAGATTAATCAACAAAAAGAGATTGCTAAACAGAACATGGAAACAGAACAAAAGAAAGCTAAAAATGATTTTGTATCATACACCAATCCTTATGGAATACAAGCAGAACAATTCGCTAGTCAAGGGTTGCTTAATAGTGGAGTATCAGAAACAGCTAAATTAGGCGGATTTAATACTTACCAAAATAGACTTGCATCGGCTAATAAAGCTATGCAAGATGCATTTGTTCAATATGATAATGATATGAATGAAGCGAGACTTAATAATGATGTACAAAAAGCACAGAATGCGTTAGCTAAATTGGAAATGCAACTAAAATATAGTGAAAGTTTCTATAATAACAAGAGCACGTTAACTCAAAATCAATTATCAAACAATCAACAATTAGATAGTGATTATTATAATAGATATCAAACTACTTATAACAATATTCAAACAGAAAAACAAAGAGCTGAAGCTATAAGACAATGGGAATTAGAAATGCAAGAGAAACAACGACAATACAACGAAAATCTTGCGTTTCAAAAAGCAGAATCACAAAGGCAACAAGCGAATTGGGAAAAAGAATACGCATTAAGCAAATCAGCTAGCGCTAGAAGAAGTTCTGGAGGAAGTGGCAGTAAAAACAACAAGCAAAATGGTAGCCTACCTATTGAAAATGAGCCAGAAGAACCAATTGAAAGTATGACAATACAAGGAAATAACCCATGGTTGAGTGTAGCACAAATGGCAGCTACAGTAGCTAGAGAACCAGCGATTGTTGCAAGTACAAATAGTGCTTTAAAAACTATTAACTCTCAAAAAGGTACAAAAGCGCAACAAAATGTAGCAACTAAAATGTTAAATGAAGGAAAAATATCGCAAGAAGTATTTTTAAGAATAGCAGAACAAAAGAAATGGTAGGTGTTTAAATGGCTTATTCAAGTGATTTTACAAGAAAAGAATTAGGAGAAAATAAAAAGAAGAATAATGTTAGTAATGGAACTTATGAAAGTGATTTTACAAAAAAAGTATTAAGTACGTATAAGCCAGTACAATTACCTACACCATCAATAGGTGAAATCGCTAAACAAAAATATAGTAGCTATAATGATGCACTAAAAAATATGTCAATTTTTTCTAATAGCGAAATAAATGATGCATTAAAAGAAGCTCGAAATCAATCGAATAATTATAAAAAACAAGTATATAATTTAGCTAAAGATAATAATATCGAAACTTCAAATAGTAAAAACATAATCAAAAATCTAGGAGAATATAGACAAAAGGCTTTAAAAAACAGCTACGAAAACAAATATGATTATCTTAAATCAAAAGATAGATATAGTGCAGGAAAAGAAAGTGATAAAAAATATAATGAAAATAAAGAGAAATTTGATAAGATAGTTAAAACAAATGATAAATATAAAGAATATGAAGATTACGCTTATAGAGCAGTTCCTTTGCTAGAAGAAACTAAAAATCAAAGAGAAGCCTTTTCTAAAAAGACAAATTTTATAGATAAAATAATAGCACCTTTTATAGGTGGTACAAGTAATGCTTTAAATAATACCTTTTTGCCAACTTCAAATACATATAAATTGGCGAATGGGGAAATAGTTAGAAATTCTACTAAATCAGATTTAAATGCTCAAAGAGTAATGAGTGAAGTTAAAGAAGATGATTGGTTAGGAAAAATTTATTCTTCAGCAACTTATTCTTTAGGTAATATGACACCTTCTATTGTAGCAGGAGCAGTTAACCCAGTTCTAGGCGCAACAATTATGGGAGGAAATACTTATAAAAATGCTTATAATGAAAGTTTAAAAGAAGGATATACTAAAGAACAAGCTAATAGGTATGCTACTGCTAATACTACATTAGAACTAGGTTTAGGTAAAGCTTTGGGTGGTATGACTTCTGTAATAGGTAAATCAGGTGTTAGTGATGTTATTAGTAAATCTTTATCTAAAGTAATATCAAGTAAAGCAACAAGAGATATATTAGCAGACGTAGGAAGTGAATTTTTAGAAGAATATTTACAAGAGATAATAGACCCAGTTGTAAGAAATATTACTTTAAATGAAAATAATGAATTTAAACCATTTACTAAAGAAGCTTTAATAGCTGGTATATCAGGTTCGTTAAATGCTGGGATAAGTAATTATCCTAAATTCAAATATGACAAAAATAGAGAAAAAATATATACTAAAGAAAATGTTACTAACTTAATTAATAATCAATCTCAAAACAATTTAGAAAATAGTATTGTAAATAGTGCAATTAATAATACTATTAATGAAAATAATATCAACTTGTCAAAAGTTAATAGTGAAATTAAAATGCCAAGTGTTAGTAATCAAAATAATAATATATTTTCAAAACAAATAGATGAAGTATTGCAAGGGAAATATCCTAAAAGAGATATGCTAATTGTAAGTAAAAATACTCCTAAAATTTTTCAAGATTTAGGATTAAAAGATTTACCAATAACAATGACGCAAAAACATTTATATACTATGACAAATAGCACAGGAGAATATGATAATGTTAATTATCATAACATTCCAATTGAAATAATTAAACAAATTCCTGAAGCATTAGAACAACCTTTAAATGTTTTAAAATCCGATACAAAAGATAGAAGTATTGTTGCAGTAACTAGATTAGCTGATAATAATGGAGATATAATTGTAGCGAGTATAAAAATAGATGGCAAAGGACAAATAAATGATGTTCAATTAGATACTAATGTTATGACAAGTGCCTATGGAAAAAGCAACAACTATGATTATTGGATGCAAGATAATATTAAAAAAGGTAATTTATTATATGATATAGACGAAGGTATAATAAATAAAATTGATAAGAATAATACACAAAAAAAATTGAGTGCTACGGATAGGTTCCAATTACCTATGCGAAGCTCTGATAGTAGTACTACTATCAGTGATATTCCTAAGAATACCAGCTCAATTTATTACAATAATGATACCACAATAAATAATAAAAATCAAGTAGCACCATTACCTATTAATAATAATATTCAAAAATTCACAAAAGATACAAGCGATATCAATTTACCTTTAAAAAGTGATTTTAATGATAAAGATAATACAAAAATATTAAATCCACTTGAAATATCCAACTTAACAAAAGAAAATGCAAATACAACTCCGAATCTTCCAATAGTTAATAGGAATGAAGTAGGCGATGGCAATAGTAAATTTTATAACAATATTAAAGATAAAACAAATATGTTAAATGAGCAAGAAAAACATCACATTATGTCTAATGAAGAAGTACAATATTATGATAAAGTTACTAATAAAGAAAGTCTAAATAAAGCTTTTGAAAGACTAAACAAAGGCGGAGAAAGCGAAACATTAAATTGGTTTAACAAAGATATTCAAAAAACTGATGCAATAGATGTAGCAGAAGGTTGGATTCTAATGAAACAGTATGCTGATAATGGTAATTATGATTCAATGGTAGAAGTAGCAAAAAAAATGCGTAATATAGGAACAAATGCAGGTCAAACAGTTCAAGCTTTTAATATAATGGAACGAATGACGCCAGAAGGAATGGTAAAATATGCACAAAATGAATTATCTGAAGCTTATGACAAAATAGTTAAAAATAAATCAAAAGAATGGATAGATAAATATAGAAATGACTTTGATTTGAAACCAGAAGAAGTACAATTTATTATGGATACTATGAAAGAAGTTTCTGAAATGGAAGATAATTATGATAAACGCGTAAAACTTGCTGAAATTCAAAAAATGATGACAGATAAACTACCATCAACAACAGGTTCCAAAATTAAGTCCTGGATGCGTATTTCAATGTTATTCAATCCTAAAACACAAGTAAGAAATGTTGTAGGTAATGCTATTATAGCACCAGTCAATTATTTTGGAGATTTATTCTCTAGTTATGCAGATAAATTAATTGCTAAAAAAACGAATGTTAGAACAACTGGAAATATGAATATAAAAGCTATATTAAAAGGATTTAAAGAAGGAGCTTATCAAGCAACGAATGATTATCGAAAAGGTATCAACACTAAAGATATGGAAGGTAATCGTTTTGAGATAAGTGAAGGTAAAGCTTATAGTGATAAAAATATTATTGGTAGAAACTTAAATAGAGTAGAAAATTTGTTAAACTATGTAATGGATGCTGGTGATAGGGTATTTAGTCAATCATCTTTTGAAAATTCACTACAAAATCAAATGATACTAAATAATACAACAAAAGTAACTCAAGATATGATAGATATTGCGAGAACTGAAAGCTTGCAAAGGACTTGGAATGATAACAATAATTATACTAAATTTGTTTTAGGTATAAGAAAATTTATGAATATAGTAGGGACTAAAAATTATGGTTTAGGAGACATCTTAATTCCATTTGCAAAAACACCAGCTAACATAACTAAAGCAATAGTTGATTATTCTCCAGTAGGCTTAGTAAATACCATTATACAAGGAAATAATTTAAAAAAATCATTAAGTAATGGACAATACACTCCGAGATTGCAACATAAATTTGTTCAAACTTTAGGAAAAGCAACAGCTGGAACTTTATTATATGTAGCAGGTTATGCTTTAGCAGAAGCTAAAATAACAACAGGAGAAAGTGATGATGATAAAGACACAGCTAGCTTCTTAAAAAATACTTTAGGAGTAAGTTCTTATTCTATAAAAATAGGAGATAAGACTTTTACATATGATTGGGCGCAACCTTTAGCAGCGCCATTATCAATAACAGCTAATATCGTTAATTCAAAAAATAAAGATAAAGCTTTATTAGAAGCTATTGTAAGTAATTTAGATACAGCTGGTAGTATTTTATTAGAACAATCATTTATGCAAAGCCTTAATGAAGTATTTAATGATAATGATGGTATAGTATCTGGTCTAGTTAACTCTATTTTGGATTTACCAGCTAGAGCAATTCCTACATTTTCTAAACAAATAGCTGATATGACAGACGGAACACAAAGAACAACATTTGAATATGGTAAGCCAATTCAAACAGTGTTAAACAAAATGGCAGTTAAGATACCAGGTTTAAATAAGACTTTAGCTCCATCAATTGATACAATGGGTAGAGAAATTCAAAAATATGGTGGTAAAAATAATATATTTAATGTCTTTTTAAATCCAGCAAATGTTAATACTGAAAATATTAGTGAAAGTGCAGAAGAAATTTATAGATTATATAAAGAAGTAGGAGATAAATCTATAATGCCAAGAGTTGCGCCTTATTATTTGAATAAAAAAGGAGAAAAGATAACTTTCACGTCAGAACAAAGAGCCGAGTATCAAAAAGTTTCTGGGCAAATAATTGATGATAACGTTTTAAAACTTATAAATAATCAACAATATAACAATTTGAACAACGATAAAAAAGCATATATTATTAAAAACTTAGTTAACTATTCTTACAATGTGGCTCAAAAAGAGGTTTTAAACATCGAAATATCTGATACTTATAAAAAAGCATATAATTATAGCAAAATTGGAAATATAACAGATTATTATATACTTAAAAGTCAAGAATTTACTTCAAATGTAGATAAAAATGGTAATACAATAAGTGGTAGTAAAAAAAATAAAGTTGTTAATTATATTAACTCTATGGATATCCCTAATGTTCAAAGAGCAATATTAATAAAATTAAATAATTACTCTGTTGATGGATATGATGAAAAAATAATAAATTATATCAATAGTCAAAAAATAACAATCGATGATAAAAAAGCATTATATGAGCAACTAGGATACAAAATCAAAAATGGGAGAGTGTATTGGTAATGAATTTAAGTGATAAATCAAAAGTTTTAACAGCAGAAGACCTTATAAGAAGATATAATTTAGAAGGATTAAGAACAATTAGAAAAGATGTAAATAATCTTAATCAAGTTATAAAAAGACAAGATAATATAATAAAAAATTATATTAAAAATATAACTCCATATAAAAACCAAGCTAAAAATACAATAAAAGCTTGGTTTTTTAATGGTGTTCCAGTTATCGATGAAGAAAGTAAAATTGAAGAAAATGATGTACTTTTTGATAGAGATACAGGCTATATTTATCAGCTAATAAAAATCAACGAAGATTTAGTTTGGCAAAGAATACAAGATGAAGAGCTAAGTGAATCTTTAAATTATGCTAATTCAGATGCTGACACATCAGATAATAAAAGAACATTATTTTATGAAGAGCCAACAACACCTTACGAAGTAGGAGATATTTGGCTAAAAGACAACTTAATAATGCGTTGCCGATGTACAAGACCAGAAGGAGATATTAACTTAGTAGACTGGATAGTGCAAGATGAATACACAGAAGACTATGTTTTAGCAGAAACTAGAGCTATTTTAAATGAATTTAAAACTACTGTGGAAACAGATTATTCAACTACAGTTCAATTAGAAGCAACTAAGGATAGCATTCTATCAAAAGTAGAATCAGAAACAACGAAAATAGAAGTTAAATTAAATAACGATTATTACACTAAAGAAGAATTAGATAATATGCAAAGTTCTAATATTCAAAATATTACAGAAGTAAAAAATTCTGTTGAAAATTTAACAAACTCAACAAGTCATACTATAAGCATTTTAGAAGAGAAAATAAACAATGGTGTAACTGAGCTTAAAACAGAGAATAACTATACTTTCAATAAAAACGGATTAAATATATCAGATTCCAACGCTCCAGTAGGAAATAATGTAAATGCTTATGGAGTAGAAGTTAAAGATAAGACTAGTCAAAATGAAGCTACACAATTTTATGGTGGATATGTTTATGAAGATTTACTTAATAGAGCGCCTAAACTAGAAAAATATTTAGGGCAAACAGTTACTTATGCTAAGAATTTTTTATTTGAACAATATTTTTCTTCTGAACATTGGCGAATAGAAGAAGTATTTGATGAAGAAGAGGGCATAGGACTTGGTCTTTTTTATATAGGAGATGATTAAATATGGATAATGAAGTTTCAAAAGCTGATTTAAAAATATTACTATCTAGAGAAATAAAGGTAAATAATAATGGTGGTACCAAAAATGCTTATAAGTTTAAGCTTGAAGTAATAGAAAATAGTACAAATATAGATAATAATACCTCGAATGTTACAATTAATTTATATGCAGCACATAATCTAAGCAACACTGGTGGTTTCAAAGATTACAAAACTCCAAAAGCAATTTTAAATATAGATGATTCTGAAAAAGCAAATGTTACAGTATCTAAAATTTACGGAACTACTTATAATGTTATAGCTTCTTGGACGGGAGATATTTTGCATAATTCAGATGGCAATAGAACAATAAAAGTGAAAGCTTCGTTCACTCCAGGAACAACAACAAATTACTTACCGATTTCTTGCACTATTGAAGAAAATGTTATTCTGACATATATACCACGTACAAGTACATTTACAGCTAGTGATGCTGAAATAGAGGGTATATGTGATATAAAAATAGACTCTAAATCAAGCAGTTTCACTCATACATTATTATACTCATTTGGTTCGTTATCAGGGACAATACCTGATTTAAACTGGACTATACCAACAAGCTTTTATAGTCAAATACCAAATAGTCCTAGTGGGATATGTACGATTACTTGTGTAACCTACAATGGAAATACTGAAATAGGAAGAGCTACAAAAAATATAACAATTAAATGTAATGAAGACAAATGTAAACCTAATATATTAGGAACTATTAAAGATGTAAATCAAGTTACAATTACATTGAGTGGCAATGAAAATAAATTAATTAAATATAAAAGTACAGCTAGAATAACTCCAATAGCAACTGCTAAAAATGGAGCTACAATAAAATCAATTACATTAGATGGAACTTTAATAACAGGAGACAAAGATATTTTAGAAGTATCAAAAAATACTTTTAATTTAACTTGTATAGATAGTCGTAACTTTCCTAATTCTTATCAAATTAATGCTGATATGATAGATTATATCCCTTTGACTTGTAATGCTAATTTCAAACGTAAAACTCAAACAAGTGGAGAAATAGATTTGAATTATTCAGGTAATTATTTTAATAATTCGTTTGGTACAACAGATAACAATTTAACTCTAAGTTGGAAATATCGTGTAAAAGGCAGTACAGAATGGATAGATGGTGGAACACTAACACCAGTATTAAATGAAAATGGTACTTATAGTGGAACTATAGTGTGTGGAGATATTTTTGATTATCAAAAAGTATATGAGTTTATAGTCTATTTTAAAGATAAATTAATAGATACAAATACAGGTTCAATTATAGTTACTAAAGGAATACCAAACTTTGCTATATTTAAAAATTGTATAAAATTAAATGGTGTAAAAATTCACTAAGGAAGGAGATTAAGAATGATTAAATTTACTAGAGGAGATACTTATAAATTTAAGTTTCAAAGAAAAGTTGCTATTAATTAACCAATATTAGTTAGAGC